GCAAGCAATGGTCCATTGACAACCGTATCACCTACACCAGTGGTCTTACGGCTGAACAAATTGGTTCCTGGCGCGCTCAGTATGTAGATCACCCGGAGGTGACAATCATCGAGCTAGATGAAAGCCGCTACGACGCACACCAAGGCCGTGGAGTGTACGAGACCTCTCTCGTGTTGAAGAAAGCTTGTGGTATTGACGATTATGACCTGCCTCGCTTCGTTGAAGAGAATACCTTCATCAAGCATGGGGCTTCCAAACATTTTCGTTACAGCGTGCCTGGTACAATGGCCAGCGGGAAGGCCGACACATCGTGTTCGAATTCATTCGTTAACGGTGCGAAGTTGGACGCTCTACTCCTCAAGTTCGGGTTGAAAGAATCGGATTACCGGATACTCGTGAACGGAGACGACAGCCTAGTCGTTATCAATCACGGGATTGGTGCCTTGCGACGCGAGGCCTTGCGAGAGTTTCTTGTTGGGGAGAACACGAAACTCGGTTTCAAAACCAAATGCAAGGTCGCGACGGAGTGGCACGACGTTGAATACTGTTCAGGCCTCTTTTGGCCGGTCGAAAATGGGTTTGTCTTGGGTCCGAAAATCGGCCGCCGTTTGCCCAAATTGGGTTTCGGCATCCGTAAATTGGACGATGCTGAGATCGTGTCGATGGTTGCAGGTATGAAAAACGACCTGTCTCATTTGCCCGTCCTCGGCACCTACTACGAGAACGCTGTACGTTTACTCCCGAAAAATGTAAAGAAAAACAAAAACTATGTGGACAAGGAAGCTGCATATAAGTACTCGTGTACCGAAGCCCACCGCCGAACAAAAGACACAAACCAGTTCTTTGTGAACCGGTATGAGTGCAGCGTCGAGCTATGTGAGCTAGCGATGCGGGATGCTCTGGCCGAGTGCCGGACCATCACCGACGTCGTGCATTACCCTCTCATGGGAATGTTCAAGAAAGATTTGTAGTTGGTTACTACACGTAATCCCCGCGTAAAGGAGAACCGCCTCGGATAGAGACCACGTAAGACCTAGGGAAATATATATTTTCCTAG